TCCGATCTGTATTTAATTCACCTACGGCTACCACTATATCTAATGTACCCCGCAGTTCACTATTAACATATTTGCTAAGGTAAACTTTTTGCTCACTGTAAACCCTGACAAATTTATCATCGCTACCATGATAAATTTGTGAATCGACCAACTCCTTAATCAACCCAAACGCATACTTAGCTCGTTCTTCTTCCTCACGATCAATAGCTTTATAGCTACGATTGGTAAGCAAAGCATTCAGGATATCGTGTACCCTGGTTCCTTGCTCGGCTGCTTCACTGGTTACGTTCTCATACCCTTCTTGCATGCGTATCGATGCAGGGCATTCACTCCATCGTTCTCGACTGCTTGGTGAGAATCGGGAATGTGCGGGTTCAGTGTCGTTCATTCATCAACCTTTCATCGTTTTTTTCTTTCAGTTGTTTTTTTAATTCCTCTATCTCCATCAATGAATATTTTAATTTTTCTTCCAACCTTTGGTAATCAACATCTAATTGAGTGTAAGCTTCACGCCAACTGATTTGGTTTTTGTTTTGTTCTTCTATCTGTTTTTCAAGTTGTTCCACTTGACTTTTAAGCTGTTGACTTGTTGTTTTTAAGTTGCTGTTTTGTTGGACAATCTCGTTTGTGTACGACGAGTCGTAATAAGCTGCATACTCACTCATCGTTCGGTCTCCTTGATCGCTTTGATCTTTTGGAGGAACTCTTTGCGATGTTGTGTCGCAATATTGCCTAAACCACCCTGCTCGTCGATTAAGCGAAGGATGAAGTCACGCTTTTGAACCGTGCATTCTGAAAACACCCGACCAACGTCTGCCGTGAATTCACTCAAATTGTCCACGATAGTCGTGTTTTCAATCTGTTTGCTCACTGTTTTCTCAACAGCATCACTATGATTTTGAAGTACGAGGTTGATGTAGTTTACCACCGATTCTGCAATTCTTCTGGCAGCCAATTCTCTTGCATCCATGCATCAGTCTCCCTGTTTTTCTTTTATGACGTAGTACACCAGTTTCTCAACCATATCCGTTAGCTTGCATTCATGGTGCTCACATAATTTATATAACCCTTCTACCGTTTCTAACGGGATAGAAGGTTGCACCAAAGAATGGTCCTTACGAAGAATGACTTTGTTCTCAAAGCCAAGTAGGTCTGCGAAATCAATCTTACCTTCCGCTAAGTCGGTCAGATACAAAGTTAGGGATTTAACTGCCTGATTGTGGTTTTCAAAACAGCCGATGAACTTCGCCCGATCGTTTTGATGCAATCGGATGTTCACTCTTACGTTAATCGGTTTGCTCACTTCACTCTTTGCTCCCTATGTCTTTGTATTGCTTTTATAACCCGATTGATGTAGGATTGTCAAGCCAAGATTCACACACAGGGAGACGTACCGAGTGATCGAGAAGTTTTTAGAATTAGGATGGGGTCTCATAGCGATAAAACCACGATCTAAGTCCCCACGCAGCCTAGGTTGGAACCGTAGAGAGAACCTGATTAAAAGTGTCGATGACCTGCTTCCGGGGGAGGGTGTCGGTCTTGCACACGCATACAGCGGGACAATGTGTGTCGATATCGACAATTTCAAAGTCGCAGCAGCTTTCTTAGCGGGACAAAACGTCGACTTAAAAGCTTTGTGCATGGCTGACGATGCCGTGTGCATCGAAAGCGGGGTCAAAGGTCGCGGAAAACTATTATACAAAATGCCCGACGGTTTGGTTCTGCCGTCTAAGCGGGTGCACATTAACGGGGAAGTGTGCGTCGAGTTTTTATGCGCTTCGCATGCCGGGTACACGTTACAGAACGTACTTCCCCCTTCAATTCATCCTAAAACGAATCAGCCGTATAAATGGACCGGTAACGGCAGTTTTGAAAAGTTACCGTACATTCCTGATTCGATCCTGATGGCATGGCAATCACTGCTCCCTCAACGATCATCAAAACCGAAAACGATTCAGAGTGTTGAGACAGACGATCTGTTAGATGCACTTAATTGCATCCCGTCGGATATCGGTCGTGACGAATGGATCCGAATCGGTATGGCGCTCCACTATGCGTCAACCTCCAACGGTGATTCGTCTCTCTTCGATGTTTGGAACGACTGGTCCTCTACCTCAAAATCAAAATACCCCGGCGAGGATCAGTTGTGGAAACAGTGGTCCTCTTTTGACATGGAAGACGACAACCCGGTAACACTGGGAACTCTGTTCGATCTGGCCATGAAGCACGGTTATGTGCGACCTGCGCCGGACATTGCGCACCTGTTTAAAAAACCGATCGACATTTTCGATAAGTTCACCACACCGATGCCGGATCCTTTGGTTCATCTGTGGCCAAAACCGCTACAGGATATGGCATTGCATGTGTCCTCCTGCATCGGGTCAGATCCTCAAGTTTCACTGTTCGCAGGCTTGGCTGCTGTGTGTGCTGTGATCAAATCGGGGACAAATTTGACGGTGACACATGGGTTCACGGTTCCTCCGATCCTTTGGTTGATGACCATCGGTGATCCTGCCGATAAGAAAACCCCGGCGGCCCGCCCCATGCTTAAGATCCTCAACGAATTAGAAAAAGATGATCGTCCTCGATACAACCAAAAGATCCTCGAGTGGGAGGCCCACGAAGCGTTCTACGCGGCATCTAAAAAAGATTTCCTTAGAACCGCAGGACAGACACAAATGAACGAGGTGGTGATTGACGTACCCACATTACCGCCTAGGCCGGAACCGTTGCGCCTGGTTGTTAAAGACGTCACTTCACAAAAACTGGTTCGTTTGGCTGCTGACAACGACAACGGTCTTTTATGTCACCTCGACGAGATGGCATCATGGGTCAAGAAAATGACCGACAAGGGAAGCGGAGAAGATCGTTCGGCGTGGGTTGTGGCTTACGAAGGTGATTCGTATGTCATGGATCGTGTCGGGTCAGGAAACATTGCCTGCGATCGTTTTGCTGTGTCGATCTACGGAAACATACAGCCGGAGGTCCTCCGTCGTAATTGCGACGCGCTTTCGGCAGACGGTTTGTTGCAACGGTTTATCCCGGCATGCTTGCGACCAAACTATTCCAAACTTGGTCAACCAATAGAAAACCAAGAGGTGGAGCAAGCTTACGAGTTGATGATCCGACGCATCTACGCCACGGAGCAACAATCGTATTTCCTCCCATTCGAGGCTTATGCTCTGTACCGTGACTTCCAAGGGCAATACGAGCAGCGCAAGAAAGATGAGCGCACTATCGGCACCGACAACATGTTTATGACTGCCTACGGTAAGATAGAAGGTACATGCGCCCGATTGATCCTGTTGTTCCACATTATGGAAAACCCACATAACCCGTCAGTGGATATCAGTATCGTAAAACGAGTGATCGAACTGGTGAGGCTATTCATCATACCCTCACTCAAGTACGCCCTGATTGAGATTACAGGGTTGCGTAACGTGGTGGTTTGGGTGGCTGAAAAAGTGATTCAAAACGGTGAAAGCGATCGTATTACATTGACCGAGTTGCGCCGTGGTGCCACTTTATATTTTAAGAACCTGCACTCCGGGCAAATCGAGGATATGCTTTTGGTTGCCATCAAACAGCTTGAAGACGCTTCTTGGTTGACTCGATTGGATGACGGCAAAAAAGAGCGTTTGGGAGTTGCCGAGTGGGCAATCAACCCTGACTTAGGTGAGCTTACAAAACAGCGTCGTGAGCGCATTGCAGAGGCACATAAACGTATCGGGGTATAACAAAAAACCCTAGGTGCAGGGGACACACCTAGGGGGGTACTTTTTTAAGAGGACATGGGAAACAAAACGGACCAAGAACCCACTCAGAGCTTATGTTGCAGTCTTCAATTACAACAAAAACCCTACCATGTTACTACATGGTAGGGTCATGATAGTTTATTACGAGGTTTGTGTCAAGCGACTGCGTTGATCTCTTCGATGATTTTCATCACACGTTCGTGAACCACATCTTTCATGTCGGCTACGATGGATGATTTGATAGCCTCTTCAATGATGTCGATCATGCGGGCAAGGTCGTTGACCGTATAACCGTCACCTTGAAAGTGGTAACCCTTTTCGTCTCTGGTTAGCATCACTTGCATCACTCACCCACCTTTTCTAATTGATTGCGGTTGTAGATGTGCAACATACCTGCGACTTCTGGCACGCTGCATTCGACGACGTAACGATCTTCACCCTTGAGGTTGCGAAACACCGAGACGACAACACCCGGGTATTTGTAACCGCTGACTTTCTTAATACGGTCGCCGATGCGCAGGTCGGCGGTGTCGTATTCTATTTCGTAATGAAAAACTGTGCAGGATTCTTGAAAAGATCCAATTCTTACTTCCATCAAATATGATGGTTTTTGTTCGTCTATATATGTTAATACGCCTTGTGTCCCGCATTTTTTTCCACGAACAAGATCACCGACTTTAAACTCTTCTTTCATTATCTTTCCCCCATAGTCGTCAAATAGATTACATTACTTTCAAATTCAGGATTTTCATCAACCAGTTTTCTTAACAAATTGTTTTCAGCTTCTGCCCACTTGTTAGCATAAAATATTGCCTTTTCTCGATAGAAATCAGCTAAACGACGATCGGGTGTCATTACTTCTTTTCTGGTTGTCAGGTTATCGTTGTTCATATTTTCCATTTTTCTTCTCCATGTGTTTATTGATGACAATTGTTTTATCCACTTTCACGCAAAAGTGGGATGCGGTCAACAATTATCCGGTGTCCGCATCATCAAGGTAGGAGCGTTCTTTAAGCATTCTGGAAATCACAACAGCATCCTCTCTTGTGTAACATGATCCGAATACGGGTACGAACACAGGTCGAGGGGCTTCTTTAACACAAAGGCTTAACTGTATGATATCTAACACAGTTGTCCCTTCGTTTTCTGCCAGTTTTTCAATCGGGATATAGTCCTTACGTACACTACTCGCCATAGGATAATTGCTAAAATATGATGCAGGTAATTGTTTAGTTTTTGATTTTTTCTTTACAATCGGTTCTAATTTAATATTTTCTTTTTTATGTTTTTCAATTTTTTGCTTTTGTATAATTTGTTTAACTTTATTTATTTTATTATTTTCTTTTTTTGTTTTAGGGTTCAACACACGTGCTGCCCTGCGTCTTTCGTTTCTAACTTGGTTGCGCAACCGCTCGCGTTCCTTTGACGCAGCGAGTAGTTCTTCTTTTGATGCCCACTGCATTTCTTTTTTCTTTTCAATTTCCTGTCGACGTTGTGCTCTGCGAATAGTACCTTTCTTTCTTTGTTCGATGTTGCGTAATGTGACTTCGCTTTCAACGGAAAGAAACAGATTGATTAACCGCGTTTCCTCGATGAAATATTCTTTGATCGTTTGTCCCGCACGAACGGCTTTAAACTTAACGCGGGTAACAGCAACTTCTTCGTTTAAATCACTCGGTATACCGTCGTTTTCAATGATTTTTGCATACTTTGCTACCCTATCACGCAAAATATCATGTTTTTGAGAACGGTATAACCAGTAGCGCTCAGGTGTCATTCCCTCGATACGGGAGGGTTTAAGTTGTTTTTCTTTTTTCACTCATTTCCCCTTTAGATAATGCCGAAAGGTAATCCACGTATTTTTCCAATCCTTCATTCGATGCGATCAATGATCTGCAATACCCAAACAAACAAAAAATGATACATAGAGACAAAATGTTCATTACCAAGCTCAAAGTGATCATTTTATCCGATAGGTAATATTGCACATCGAAAAATGCTACAATGATAGTTGTTGCACAAGTGATCGCGGAACATACAACACTGCGCTTAGCCCATTTAACAGATACCTCAGCAGCCTTTTCTGTTGCCTCTGTCGCATCGTTTTGCAATTTCTGTATATCATCCATGGTCATCACCTTTAACCGACGGAACACAACCGGCATTCATAATGGAATTTAATACAAAATCACCCTCTTCTGATTTACAATAAATTATTATCGAGTGTGTACATCCACCTAAGTAGAACAAGCACATAAGACAAAGAAATTCATACGATAAAAAATAACTAAAATAATTTGCAATCAGTGAACCGACAAAACATAATGTGATACCGATTGAGGAGTTAAAAATTAATTCTTTAGCTTTTACAGTTCCCATACTTACATATTTATCAATCATGGTTAGCACCTTTCACAAACAAAATGACGATGAAAAGAAACACATAAGAGATGATCGTTGTACCCAAACCTTTAATCATTTTACCACCTACACAAAAAACAAAAACGCAAGGATTACTAGGCTTGTCAGCACAAACCCGTTCAGCATTAACCACGCCATTATGGCGAAAAGGAAAAAGTTACCCATTACCAGCCCCTGTTATCAACGGATTGAATGATCGTTTTCAGAGGTGCCTTCCGCGAAGCGTCAGCGTAGCCGGAAGGCACACGGGGAGCACAACCTGCACAAAGCAAAACAATAATCAGCACAATAGCAAGTTTCATACATTTTCCTTTTCAATTTTTATTATTTCACTAATGTAAGCAATTAGCTCTTTATCATACCCACAAGATATAAGATGTCCTACAATATTATCAAAAGCATTAGCTGTATCACGGTCAAAAGTTATTGTTATTTCTTCCATGATGATTTCACAAGCATTTGGTTTTTCTTCGTCAATCATACATTACCCCTGTTTCAGTTTACAAAAGAAGTGAGCCCCTACGCGTATAACGGGTACAGTGTTTTTCCTAAACCAAGCTGCGCCTTCTTTTGATGATGCAGTCGGGTTATAATAAAAATCCGTACCTGCGGCATAATCCAAATATGCACCCGTTTTCGGGTCGATCATGCCGTTTAAAGCTTGGCGTATGTTATTGTATTGCGGCTTAGCTGCCTCGAATTCAATAGCTTCTTGCGAGTTACGTCCTACAAGTTTGCCGATTGTGGTTACATTTACAAAACTGAATTGCCTAGGTGATCGGATAACTTCCGCTAACGTCAATCCGTGTTTCGTACCTGTTCGATTGAGGATCGCTGCTGCCACAGCCTGAATTCCCTCTTTCGGTTGATTACCTGCCTCTGCAAACACGGCAAGGGTAAGCATGTCACCTTCTAACTTGCTCACAGAGGGCAGTTTCCGCCACAACCGAGCACGTGCGAGTGTTGTCGGTACTGCGACATGGTCTGCCGGTATTTCGTTCGCCTTGGCCGCGTTTAAAGCGGTGTATAACGAAGGGACCTTTTCTGCGGTGGTGTAGGTGTCTTTAAGGTCTTTGCCGGTGACTGCGGCTAAGAGCATCCAGCCTCCGGCAAACACTCCGCTGCACACGGATAACCCGATTGCCTTTGCGGCTTTATCAAAGCTCATAAATTTACCTCCGATATTGAATGACGCCGTTTGCGGCGTACAGGTAACGGATCAGCCAGTCTAACGCGTCAATGGCATCCAGGCCGTCATCTCCGCGCTTTTCTAACTCTGAATTGAGGATATCCACGATCGTGACGGCCTCTTGCAAAGGGACACACTCCGCACGCATGTTTTGAATGCGACGGGAGATAATGCCGATTTGTTCGTCCGTAAGTGCAAGGCGCAACGCTTCACAGATTTGCGTTTCGTCATCCTGACATACTGCGCTCATTTTAAACCCTTTCTTGCTTCCGTGGATAAGGTGAGAAAAAAGGCAACCGATGCGGCGTATAACACACCCGCAACGATAGGATGCATAATCTTTGTGCCGAATAACGGTATGATAACCGATAGGATGCAGATTGATCCGATGCACGATAACCACACCAGGAATCGGGCAATCGCCATAAAAAACGATCTTACCATATAACCCCCGTTGCACCGAAAAATACAACAATACCGACGATAACTAATAACCCGTCAATCATCAAACTTGTTTTTCTTAACATGATACATACTCCATTTGTTACATTGTTATACTAACAGTTACTTGTTAAAAGTGAGTTAAGATGTGAGTTAGTTTGTCTTTTGTTTTTCAATGTTTTCGCAAAAATCAAGTAACATTTTGATTTTTGTTGCGTCATCTCGAGTTAAATCAAAACGAAAACTGTTTATACAAGTTTGTTGTTTTGATACATTACGATTAGCTATAAAATTAATTCCGGAAATTACAATCATAAAAACAATAAACATCCAAAAAATAGAAATAAAAGCAAAAGTCGGTTTTTTCATTTGCTTACCTTTTTGTTGATTAACGCAAACGCTGCTGCAACTTGTTGCGCAATGTTTGCCGGTGATCCTGAAAAATGCACCGGTTGAGATTGTGTATCTTTTACCGATTGCCATTTTTCAGCGATTGTTTTTTCTAAGTCGTTCATTTTGTACCTTTTCAATAGTAGGTTGTGTCTAATTCAAAATACTCATAATCATTTTCTGATTCAGGTTCTATGCGGCTTTCCAATTGATCAAGAATGCTCCCGATACCGTCAATCAACTTGCACAAAAAGTTAACATCGGGATCGGTTAATCTTTTTTCTTGCGACATGTCTTTCCATTTAGAATCGAGTACGTCCCACGCTTTAAGGTGCAATGCACATAATTCGTTTTGAATTTCGGTTAATTGTTTATTCATTGTGCTAGCTCCGCGATTAAAAAGGGAATGACGATGTTGCGAGTGACGGCAATTGCATTAAGCGTTGTTTGCCGTTGCCAAGCATTTTGCGACGGGGCCCATTTAAACGCTTGCTTTTTCAACACCTCGCGCACCTTTTCGCAAGGTTTATGATCGAACACGATTTGAATGCGTCCGATTGCGTCGTTTGTTTTAACCGTGAAGCGTGCGCTGATTGTGTCAATCGCGGTGTTCTCAATAAACGCCTCATTCCGCAAACGCTCTTGCAAGCGCTTGATGTTCGCTAGGTTGTTGGTTAGCTCAAACGTTCGGTGTACCTCGCCTTGTTTCGTTTTGCGCACCTCAGCGTTATGCGCTTTCATGGCCTCTTGCTTGGCAACTAAGCGTTCAATTTCCGCTTGCAGTTTTTCTTTTGTGTCGACCTTACCGCTACGGATTCCGTTGTCGATAAACTCCGATTTAGGCGATGTGATGTATCTGTAATAATCTAACAACGCACCTAAACGTTTTTGTTCCGATTCCAATGCCTTACGGTTGCGACCAATGGGGAAGCGTGCGGGACCGGTAACTGCCGGCGACGCGCACCGTGATAAAGAGCACAACCAGACAACGAAAAGCTTTTCGTATTTTTCAATCTTTTTCGCCTCAACGCCTGAATCATTAAGGCGCTTAATGTCGGCGTCGAATTCTGCGCAAATGGTTTTTGCGCGTTTATCGGGTGAAAAGCTCATATTGTAATAAGCTCTATATGCCAGATCATAATGTTTGTGCTTCATGTTTCAGATCCTTCTTGTGTGTGTATTTTTACGATAGCGGCGAAAAGTTAAAGAACGATTAACGTTTCCGAGTTGCAGGGCGTACCGTGTATCCCTTGCGTTTAAGCGCCTTCAGCACGTTTTCAAGCTTTAAGGTACTGATACCCTCACTTTGTGCCGATTGTGCTTCCATGAGGCTTAAAACGTCCCACATGGCACGTTCGCCATTCTCATTAAATGCTTTGAATGTGAGACGTCCGTTTTGAACGGTGTACGATAGATCAAAGATGCGCATGTTATTCACCTTGTTTTTCTAAAAACTCGAGAATTGCGTTGTAATAACGAATTGTCACATAGTTGTATTGAGCAAAAGGCACTGATTTAGCATCTTCTAATCGTTGTTTTGTTTCTTCAATCAAAAGATAAAGAGGTGTATCACTCATTGTTTGCCCCTGATTGTTAGGGCAGCTTGATTACTGCCCTATGATTAAGATAGTGGATAGAGGTTAATTTTCCGTATACGGTTCGCCGGTGTTCAGATTGACGCAAACACGGCTGTCTTTCTCGCTTATCTCGCCGACCCAAGGTTTGCGCAACGCGGACAACAAAATCGTGTAGCTTACGCTCAATTCGACCGGTGACCGATAAACGGCATTGTTGCCGAACCCCGTGCTACGGAATGAAAGGGTATCGCGATCATCGCCCAGAAGATCAAGAATGCGAACGATCCGCTTGCGTTCCGTTGAATACGCATATGTTAATTCGTTGTCCTCCGGGAACACGTCCGATTTGAGAATGAGGCGAACATAATCCGGGTATGTGCCGTCAATCGCTTTGTAATACTCTTCGCGCATGACGACGTGCTTACGTTCCGCAGGGTTCCAAGCAGTAATCTGTTTTGCTATCGGCATGGTTGCTCCCTGCGGATCAGAAAGGCCTATTTCCTGCTTTTTATCGTTATAAACGATAACGTAGTCACCTTTTGCTTTCATGAGCTTTAAAGCGTGCTTTATGAAGCCGCTAGGGGCAATAAATTGAACACCGCCATAAGCATGGATATACGATGCGAGTTTGATGTTCACCAAAACATGCCCGTCGGTAGCAGTCGCAAGAACGTAATTGTTTTCGTGATCGTCCGAACGATCTTCGATCAATTGAAAACATACACCTTTCAGATAATACCGCGCTTCCTCTTTACTCATTGCGAGCGATAATGCGGTTAGTTGCTTTTTGTTGATTATGACGTAATGGATTGACATTTTTCCGTTTCTCCTTGGTATGCCGTTATCTTAACCTAGTATCCCTAGCTTGTCAAGCCTTATTTTGAGGAACCGGATCAAATTTTCTCGAATCGATCATAGCCCTTTAAAAGCCCCTCGCTGATGATCCAGCGACGTACGCCGAGCTTTGCTTGATACGCATCAGAGAACATGCCGATAGCATGCCTTGCCCCCGTCACCGTGGAATAGGCGAACCCGGGAACACGCTGCCCGTATTTCTGCCGACCGAGAATTACCTGTTCGGCGTCCTCCCGAGTCGGATATGTACCGATCACTTTGTGCATGCACCGATTTTGTCGGATCACTTGGAATTGTCCGATATGCGGTTTCACGATCAGTACCTCACCCGATTCTTTGTATTCTTCAACCGCTGCCAGCCTTTCCGATTCGCTATTGTAATAGCCGAGGCTCACCGAACGGCCGTTTTGAAAAACCCTCGCTTGAAACTGTTTGCGACGATCTTGAGCGTGATCCCCAAGATTGCTTAACCGTTCATCCCCGTCTCTGGTTTTTTTGTAGATCGCCTTCGGCATGTAATCGTGAGCACACGCCCAAACTGCCCGACGATAAGAGACAAGCTCCCCGTCGTTCAAGCGCACTTTTGTCTGCCTGCCGAATTTTAGGGGCATGATCAATGTCCCCCCGTGATCGCAAAGATAACCGTCAGGAGAAAGACGAAAATGCGAGCGGATTTTTTCGATTGATACCTCTTTCGGTGCGAACATGATTCGGGTTTTCCTACGATGTTGCGACGTGAATTCGACGCGTAAGGGATTCATAAGGGAAATCAGCAAGCTTGTCAATTTTAAAAAGATTCTCTTAAGGGCATAAAAAATATTATGTTATCATCTTAGTAAGCGAGAAGTTATACATTTTTAAGATACTTAATTTTTAACGTGAGAAATTTGCTTACGTGTTATCAATGTATATTAAGGTTCCTTGTAATACTCTTATGAGCTGCTTATTTTTATACATATGATTTGTTTGCGAAATGTATTCGCAAAATAAATTTTGTTTTTAGAATGAATTTTTGAAAAAATTGTCAAGCTTTGGATTTTGAGGCCACATATAGGTTTTTAAAAATCAGCGAATTTTTGGTTTTTGGTTGCTGCAGATCTCAAATCGTCACCCCCACATCGTCAAAAATCCTAAAAATCGGTAAACAAACAGGCGTGTATTATTTTACCACCTATTTTAGTTGTTTTTCATAAGCATATCACGAAAATCAAAAAACACCAAAAATTAACCAAAATTAACAAAACGCAAAAACGTAAAATTGCACCTAACGTATCAACTCGAAATTGCACCTCCGAATCGCCTAATCGTCCGATAATGATTATTATGTTAAATCGGTTTTCAGAATACCCAATGGCCATGCGTCGTCACTGAACATCGTAACACTAAATAGTTAAAATTTCGTTAACAAACGATACATAAAATTTAATTCAAATTGTATGCAATCTTACGTTGTATTAATTGATATAATTTAATTTAAATTGTAATTAATCCAATTTGAAACAAATTTTAAATTTCCGATCCCCCGGGGGCAGGGCCGACGGATCCATCCCGGTTCCGGTGAGACCCCATAACAAATTTTTTTATTTTTTTATTTTTTTACAAACCAACTCATTATAACAAATTTTTTTATTTTTTATTTTTTTACAAACCAACCCATTATAGCAAATTTTTTTATTTTTTTATTTTTTTTGCAAATCTATATAAAACCCCATAGCAAATTTTTTTCAAATCCCCCCTCGTCGATCACCTAAAGCACCACCCTTTGCGCACCCTGTTCCCTTTTAATTCCAAAGGGTTAGCGGTCATCTACCTTTAAAAACCGCGCACCTTCCGATCACTTAAGGCACCACCCTTTGAAAACCTTCTCCTATCGTGTTACTATCTAAACATGGTGTTAGTAAAACAAAGCAATAGCCCACTGAAGCACCTCACCTATGAGATTGCATTCGAAACCATACTCGAGAAAATGCTGGATAAAGTGTCATTCCTTGACGCTGTTCGTGAAGACCACAGGAACATTAATCCGGGTCAAATGATGCAATGGATCCTGTCGCATCCGGAACGCAAGTCGAGATACTATGAAGCACAACAGACTCGCGCCGAGCTTATCTCAGAGGAGCTCCTCGCTATCGCTGACGGGAAAGACGATCTCGAAGACATCGATCGGCAAAAACTGAGGATCAATGAGCGTAGGAAGCAGATGGCAGTCTGGGACCGCAAACGCTTTGGTGAAGTGAAACAAGTCGATATCACCTCGTCGGTTTCGATCAGCGCGGCGATAGCGGAAGCAGACCGAAGGCTTCAAACGCTGGAACCCTTGAAACTGGATAACGTAACGGATGTGATCTGATGGCTTCGGCAGAAGAAGAGCAACGCTTAATGGCCGCCCTAATGTCACAGCGCATTAGGAACGATCCGGAAGCTTTCGTTCAATACGTTTTCCCGTGGGGTAAAAAGAATACCCCACTCGAACATTTCACCGGTCCTAAAGTATGGCAGCGCAAGATCCTCCGTCGGATTGCTGCCCACGTCGCACGGAACAATGCGGCAGGGAACAAAGATGATTTTGAGGTGATGAAACATGCCGTGTGCTCGGGACGCGGTATCGGTAAATCATCGTTGGTTGCATGGCTCATTCTGTGGATGATGTCGACACGGATCGGATCATCCACCATAGTGTCGGCCAACAGCGAAGCTCAGCTTAAGTCCTATACGTGGGGTGAGCTTGTCAAATGGTCGACACTTGCAATCCATTCGCATTGGTTTGATATCTCATCCCTCAAGATCGCACCGACGCAGTGGTTAGCCACCGTCGTAGAGCGCGACCTCGGCATCGGTACACGCCAGTGGTATGCCGAGGGTAAACTCTGGTCGGAAGAGAACCCCAACTCGTATGCGGGTGCACACAATATGATCGGCACCATGCTTCTGTTTGATGAAGCCAGCGGTATTCCCTCGGTCATTTGGGAAACGGCACGGGGGTTCTTAACCGATCCTACACCCAACAGGTTTCAGTTCGCCTTCTCGAACGGACGGAACTCGGAGGGATATTTCTACGATATCTTTAAAAACAAGAAGCAGGGATGGACTTATGAGCACATCGACGCACGGCTCGTAGAAGACACCGACAAGAAGATTTACGAAGAGATCATAGCCGATAACGGGGAAGACAGCGATGAGGCTCGTATCGAGGTTTACGGGCAGTTTCCGAGGATTGATGACGTTCACTTCATTCCGGAACAACTGATCGACGATGCGATGGGTCGACCGAAGCACAACGACCCTGATGCGGTTGTGGTCATAGGAGTTGATCCTGCCGCAGGGGGTAGGGATCATGCAGCGATCGTCGTCCGTAAAGGAAGAGACGTGATCGACTTAAAGAGATTCAAAACGGATGATTTGATGGAGGTTGTCGGGGAAGTCATTTCCATGATTCGGAAACATAATCCGAACCTGACGGTGGTGGATGAAGGAGGTTGCGGTAAAGGTGTCATTGATCGGATCAAGGAGCAAGGTTACAAAGCCAGAGGAGTCAACTTCGGTTGGTCGTCGTCTAACAAGGCAGTATGGGCCAACAAGCGAGTGGAAATGTGGGATAACATGAAGGATTGGTTGAAAGATGCGCATTTGCCTTTGAACCGCCAACTGAGAGAAGAACTACTCACCGCTCGTGAAGATAAAAAAGGATCGTTGGGTCAAATGAAACTGATGATCAAAGAGGATACGCGAACACGGTCGGTGTCATCACCGGATATGGCAGACGCATTAGCGGTGACGTTTGCATACGATGTGTTTGTCCCGATGGAAAATAAAAATAATAGAGTTTTTCAAGAAAGTGATTATTATGGCGACACGTCGTATCAATCATGGATGGCTTTCTGATGGGTAAAATGCCTGGTAAACCAACCAAAGTCACCAAAGCACCGATGAACATGCTAGCGGATGCACCTGCTCCCGGATCGTCGGTCATTCCTCAAAAGCGTGGTAAAAAATCCAAAGCGTCATCTAACGCTAAGGTTTCCACCATGAAAATGAAAAAACCCAAAGTGAACTCGACCTTGACTTTGTTTAAACAGGACAAGGATCAAGACGGACAATGATCGAATTACCGGACGCAGTAAAACCGAAGGATTCTCATGACAGCGTAATGACCGATGACGACAATCGTCTGGTGCTCATGCGCAAGCGGTTTACTGCGGCCGTCTCCGCCCACTCGCATAATCGAACCGTTCAGCTGAACGATTTGAAGTTTATGGCCGGGTCGCCGGATAATAATTACCAATGGCCTGATTATGCCGTTCGCACTCGTGGTAGTAACGGAAGTACGTTCAATCGGCCGATGTTGACGATCAACAAACTGCCGCAACACGTCAAACAGGTGACCAACGACCAACGTCAAAACAGACCTTCGGTTAAAGTGGTCCCCGTCGACGATAAAGGCGATGTAGAACTGGCTAAAGTGTTCAACGGTATTATTCGGTACATTGAACACCGGTCATCTGCTGACGTAGCCTATGACTCGGCATGTGAGAACCAATTGGTGATCGGTGAAGGGTACATTCGTATTCGCACTGAATATGCGGATGAGAACTCTTTTGATCAAGAGATCAAAATCGACCGTGTTCGGAATTCGTTTTCCGTGTACATGGATCCGAACATCGACGATCCCACAGGAATGGATGCGCGTTGGTGTTTTATCAGCTCATCTGTTCCGAGGGATGAATTCAGAAAACGGTATCCGGATCAGGAAGAGTATTTTTACTTTAGTCAATCCGGAATCAATGATCCGGATCGTATGTACTGGGGCGATCAGGAACAGGTACGGATTGCCGAGTATTTTTATATTGAAGACAAAAAAGACACATTGTGCGATTACGGCAATGGGAACGTGTTTTTAAAGAGTTCCGACGAAGCGAAACAGGCGTTACAACAAATTGGTAAACCTGTTCGGGAACGACCGACAACCCGTCGTGTCATTAAATGGTGTTTGACCAACGGTTACAAGATTCTGGAAGAGACCGAATGGGCAGGAAAGTACATCCCTGTCGTCCGTGTTGTCGGTAATGAATTTGAGATTGACGGTAAAGTGCATGTATCGGGTTTGGTGCGCAATGCCAAAGACGCACAACGGATGTACAATTACTGGGCATCTCAGGAAGCCGAAATGTTGGCATTGGCTCCGAAAGCTCCGTTTATCGGGTATTCGGGTCAATTCGATGCTTTTCGTAATAAATGGGAAACGGCCAACACCCATAATTGGCCCTATTTGGAAGTGTCTGCCGACGCGAAAGACGGTACAGGAGCGACATTGCCGTTGCCGCAACGCTCGGCACCTCCGCAAGCCCAAGTCGGCCTGATTGAAGCTAAAAAGGGTGCTGCTGAGGACATGAAGAATACCACGGGGCAATACAATGCCTCGTTGGGGATGACCAGTAACGAACGATCGGGTAAAGCGATCCTGGCTCGTCAAAAAGAGGGTGACACGGGAACGTTTCATTACGTTGACAACTTTGCCAGATCGATCCGATCGGTTGGAAAACAACTGGTTGATCTGATTCCTAAAATTTATGACACGAACCGGGTCATGAGGATCATTGGGGAAGACGGTGAAACCGATTTGGCTGAGATTGATCCGACTCAACCGCAAGGTGTGACACCGGTCCAAGATCCAAACAACCCTGCAATCGTGGTAAAAAAGATTTACAACTTAACCGTCGGCCAATTCGATTTGATTGTGACCACAGGACCGGGTTATGCGACCAAACGGCAGGAAGCATTGGAGTCGATGGCTCAATTGCTGCAAGGAAACCCGCAGTTGTGGATGATTGCAGGGGATCTGTTCGTCAAAAACATGGATTGGCCGGGTGCTGCGGATATGGCAGAACGGTTGAAACGATCCATGGATCCGAAACTGTTGCAAGGTGACGACAAAACCCCTGAATTCCAAGCTGCACAACAGCAGATTCAGCAGATGGGTCAGCAAATGGAGCAAATGCAACAAATGCTTCAAAACTTTGGCAAATCGTTGGAAGTTGAGAAGCTTAAGATCCAAGCCTACGATGCGGAAACCAAACGGATATCTGCGATTGCAGGTGGGTTTGACGAACAGCAGGTAAAATCGTTGGCTCTGGAAACCATGAAAGAAGTTTTGCAATTAGGTGATTTGTCGATACAATCGCAGATGCAAAACACTCAAGGACAGGGTGCTCCGCAAATGCAAGGGGATCAAGGTCAACCTGCACCGCAACCACAAGATCAACAAATGAATCAACCGAATCAGGGAAATATGTAAAATGTTGTTTATTGCGTTTTTTGTAGGATCGTTGTTTTCAGGTTTTACAATCTTAGGAGCCATAGGGATGGCTATTTTGCTGGAAGTGGTTACGCTAATCCTTGTGGAAGGTGTCTGACGATGAGCAATCGAATTACATACCAAGAAACTTTGGTTAATGGTTTAACCTCGTCAGCCGGCGGGAGTTTTTATTACCCAACCACTTCAAAAGGTAGCGTTGATTGGCCGGGTGGTCAGGGAACTATGTCGGTAACCGGAACTTTTACGGGTGCAGGTTGTAACGCCATATTGCAAGTACTTGGTCCGGATAACGTGACTTGGCTCACCGTCGGAGTTGATACCACAAAAACAGCCGCAGGAGTGGGTAACTTTGCTTTACCACCTTGTCAATTAAGGGTAGCAGTTAACGTACCTACCACTACATCAGCTTCTAACGTTTGGGTATCTCTTGGAAGAGTGTTGGTCTAGTGTTTCCTTTTAACACATCGACAACTGAAAATGTGACCGGTGAAGTATGTCAGATTGCGTCAGGTGCTAAAACGTTCATTGACACACTTCCTTACAACCCCGTTATCATAGTTTCTCATAAAAGGGTTGTGGCCAGCTGTCGTCAGTTTTCAATGGTGACAATAGAAGGTTTACAAATACCGTACGATTACAAAACAAGATATTGGGATCCTTCTGCTGTTCCTTCTCTTCCGTCTTATAGCAATTCAGACGGTGTTCAAATGACAACTTGGTATAACCAAGTTAACCCTAATGTTAATTTAACAGGTATATCAAATTCTTTTATCGCACCTGGTTTTTCTCAACCTTATTTTTTAATGACCGGTGCAGGGATTTTTCCTTGTTTTCAAATGGGTTCTTTTCAGCATGTGAACACATTTGACGGGAGCTTTACGTGGATTGCGCTTGTTAGGTTTAACATCGGTGGTGCTAACGTCACAAGTGCAAATTGGAGAACCAACGGATCAGCTTTTTTAATAAATGGTAAAATCGGAACCGGTAATGATGATTTGTGTTTAGGAATTGATTCTAGCTTTCTTTGGGTCGGAATGGGTACCGCAGGAGGAGCCGATAATTTTCTTCAAGGTACTTATAGCGTAGTGTCAGCATTTACAGATCCTAAATTAGTCGTCCTCCGTCGTGATGCTTCTACAGGATTGGTGACGTTACGAATTAATAAAGTTAATGATGGTTCGGCAACTATGACTACCGGAAGTTTAAAAAATATACCTAATATTCAAATTCAACCGATCACTGGTTCTAGTTATATTTCAGAATTATATGTTTATAATAATTGTATTGATGATGTTACTTTGTTATCAATTGAAAATTATTTTCAAGCATTTTATGATTTGAGCATTTAAAGAAATTGTTTGAAACATATCATAAACTATGTTAACGATATGTTACCGGTGAAGCTCATCGGGTGAATCCAACGATTCGGGAACTAAATGAGCACTGAAAATCAAGAAGTCCAAGAGATCACGACCGACGAAGAGATTGCGGGTACGCCTACCGAAGAAAAGGCGGAAGAAGTTCAGCAACTGACGCAACGTCAACTGGACGAAATCGTCGAAAAGCGACTTAGTCGTGAACGAAAAAAGTTTGCTCGTGAACGTGAAGAACTAACAAGAGCTCAACAATCGACATATGGTTTGGAAGAACCGAGACCGGAACAATTTAAAGACACCGACTCGTATATCCAAGCTCGTGTGGATTTTGAAGCCTCCCGTCGCGCTGAGCAGATGGTGTTTCAACGGACTTTGCAAAACAAAAAAGACGAGGCTGCGGACAAGTATGATGATTATTACGAGGTTATAAACAAAAAAGATCTGCACTTTACGACTGAGATGGTAGAATCGGTCATCGACTCTCCTAATTTTGCAGATGTCACTTATTACCTCGCTAATAATCCTGATCTTGCCTATAAAATCTCCAAAATGACACCGTTAAAACAAGCTCGTGAAATGGCGTTGCTTGAAGAAACGGTGAAAAAAGAGTTAAAAGATCAAACCAAAACCGAAAAGGCTAAAGTGACTTCTTCAAAAGCTCCTCCCCCGATTAAACCTGTTAAAGGTGGTGATTCTAGGATCATTGACGTTGACAACCCCGATGAAGACGTATCAATGGAAGATTGGGTTCAGGCTTGGAAAAAGAAAGTAGCTTCTAGACTTTGAGGTTCAACCCTTTAAGGATCCTCCATGAGCAATACCTTACTTACTAATTCCATATTAACGAAAAAACCGCTAGCGCTGTTGAGCAACAACTACGTTGCCCTTCGTGCGGTCAATCGTCAATATGACTCACAGTTTGCAAGCACCGGCGGTAAAATCGGTGACACTCTGAGTGTCCGTTTGCCGGAACGTGTGCTGACTTCCCGTGGTGCAGCGTTGCAAGTTCGTGACGCCGAGCAACGGTCAGTCCCGGTTACCGTGACCGAACAATACCAAGCGTCGGTGAACTTTGCCAGCGCCGAGCTTGCTTTGAAAATGGACGACTTTGAAGAGCGCGTGCTTGCTCCTCGTATGGAACAGCTTGCCTCGGATATGGACGTGCAGGTTCTGAGCAACTACTGGCGTATTCCGACGACTGTCGGTACTCCGGGCACCAGCCCTGCCGGTACGAACGTTCTGCTGCAAGCTATGGAGCGTTTTCGTCAAGAAGGTTATGGTAACAGTCCGAAAATCAGTCTGTTGTTGAACCCGACTGCGAACACCACTTTGATCCCGGCCCTGCAAGGTCTGTTTAATCCGGTGGATAAACTGACTCGGCAGTTCAATTCCGGCTTGTTTGCTGAAAACGTGTTGGGTTACAAAGAAATTTCGGTGACTGCATCTCTTCCGAACCATGTTTGCGGATCGTTTCCGGCTTCGGGTATTACGGTCAGTTCAACGGTTACGACTGAGGGTGCGAACCAAATTACTTTGGCGTTTAGCTCGGGTACTTATACCTTCAACCGTGGTGATGTGTTTACGATCGCAGGTGTTAACTCGGTTAACCCGTTGACCCGTACCAGCACCGGTGTTCTTCGTCAGTTTTCGGTTCAGTCAACCACCACTGTAACTTCCGGTACTACGATCACGTTGACTGTTTTCCCGGAGATGACTTCTGCGGCAGGAACCTATTCGACCGTGACCGCACTGCCGCAATCCGGTGCTGCTGTGACGATGATCGGTGCTCCGTCGACTGCTTATCAGCAATCTCTGGCTCTGCATGAAGACGCTCTGTATTTCGTCACTGCTGACCTTGCGCTTCCGCAAAACGTTGAGTTCGCGAAGCGTGAAAACTACAAAGGTGTCAGCATGCGGATCGTCAAAAACTATGACATCAACAACGACACTCACCCCCTTCGTTTTGACATACTTGCAGGTGATGGTTCTCTTCGTCCTTTGGGTGCTGTACGCATCTGGGGTGCTCAAGCTTAACTTCAAACTTAACCTAAAAAGGACAAACACATGGCTTATGGCGTATATGGTCAAGGTTTGCAGTTAAATGACGGCAACCCGAACACCCCGGTAGTAATTACTCAACCCACCCCGCAAACTGCAACGGCTACGGCAACTTTGACGATTGCTCAATTGTCGTATCGTTTGCTGGTCGGTAACCCGAGTACGACTGCCGCAACCTACACGACTCCGACTGCTGCTGCGTTGGATACTGCTTTTCCGAACGCTCAGGTAAACACCTCGTTTGAGTTGGGCATCATCAACCTCGGAACCTCAACCGGTACTATTACGGTAGCCGGTGGTACCGGTGTTACTTTGGTCGGTGCAGGTTTGATTGCAGTGACCAGCTCTGCTGTTTTACGTTTTCGTAAAACGGGTACGGGTGCGTGGACGATCTATCGCATCGTCTGATGAAAAAACAACCGGTGACATCATGTCACCGGTTGTACTAATATGAGGGACATATGCATATTTATCTGCGTCATCCAAAGCATGGTACTAAAGTGGCTTCCCTTCTGTCGGAAGCTAAAGAAGATGAAGAAAACGGTTGGGAAGAGTTTGATCCGTATGAGGTTGTAAAACTTTCCGTTGAACCTGAAATTGAAGAGCCGATTGAAGAAACACCGGTAAAAACGAAGAAAGAGAAACCTTCCTTTCTGGAGTAAGTGTCGATGACAACCGTCCAAGAGATTATTGATGGCGCAATGCGTTTAGCCGGTGTTATCGCGGACGGTGAGACTCTGACTGCCAAAGAGGCAATGGATGCTTTGACTTCGGTCAACCAAATGATTGATTCTTGGGCACTTGAAGGTATCTTGTTATACGATCTTGATGTTCAAATCCTAACGTGGCCTGCTAACACGGATCAGGTTACGGTAGGACCAACCGGAACATTAGTTGGTTATCGACCGTTAGATGTCAGTGCTGCAACCTTCTTTCGTGATACCACTAAAAACATCCGCTATACGCCCCGCATCGTAGGGGAAAAAGAGTTTTACTCCGTTGCCTATCCGAACGTTACCGCAACGTTTCCTGAAATGATGTATGTAAATTACAATTTTCCGAATGCGGAATTGAACATTTTTCCGAAATTGACGTTGACCAAAGAGCTTAACCTTTTCAGTCGGCGTGAGCTTACACAACCTGCGAATTTGACGACGGTATTATCTTTCCCACAAGGGTATGCACAAGCGTTTAGGTTCAATCTGGCAACTCTGTTGGCTCCTGAATACGGTGTTCCTGTATCAAACGACATCCTTCGTGTGGCAGTGGATACAAAAGAGAAGATCCGTCGGTTAAACCAATCGAATAACGAGCTCAAAAGTCCTATCGGCAGCGGTTTGCGGTACAACATTTACTCGGATAATTACCAATGAAAACTCCGATATTGGGTGGTTCATATGTTGCAGTTAGTACCAACGCTGCTTGCAACCGTATGGTCAACTTGTATCCGGAATTAAATGCCGAAGGTGGTAAAGAAGCAGGGTTTTTAAAAGGTATCCCAGATACGGTAATAAAAGCTGTCGCTCTCGGCCCTATTCGAGGATTGTATGTTTTTAAAGATTTATTATTTATAGTTGATGGTAAATATCTTTATGCTATGGGTAGCGATTATGTAAAATTACGTATAACTGAAATACCCGGTACGTCCCTTGTTACAATGGTCGATAATGGAAATCAACTTTTTATTTCTGCCGAACCTTTAGGTTTTGTTTACGATCTGACTTCAAATACGTTATATGATCTTCGTTTTTACGATCCTAATTTTCCAGGTTGTAAAACGGTTGGTTATCTAGATGGATATTTTGTTTATATTGAACCAAATACACAAAAATTATGGGTCACTAGTCTTTTAGATGGAACTTCTACGAATCCTTTAGATTTTGCAAGTGCTGAAGGGTTACCCGATAATCTCGTTTCCCTTGTTGTCAACCATAGGGAAATTTGGTTATTTGGAACCAACTCGATTGAGGTTTGGTATAACGCAGGTGGTGCTGATTTTCCTTTTCAAAGACTTCAAGGTGCTTTTATCGAAACAGGTTGCGCAGCTACATATTCAACTGTAAAGCTTGATAATGATATTTTTTGGTTAGGATCTGACCAAAGAGGGTCATATAGCATTTATAAAACGAATGGGTATTCAGCTCAAAAAATAAGCACAAATGCTGTTGAGTGGCAAATTAACACATATGGTGATGTATCTGACGCACAAGCTTTCTCTTATAAGAGAAATGGTCACTCTTTCTATGTTTTAACTTTTCCCTCTGACGATGCTACTTGGGTTTATGATTTAACAACTGATTCTTGGCATGAGAGAGCTAGATTTGATACATATACTGGTAAATTTAAACGCTACGAAATAAATTGTCATTGTTTTTTTAACAATACTAACTTTGTAGGTGATATTTACGGGATGATTTCCATATTTTCTGACAACCAATTTGGAGGTGGTAAGTGGTTGCGTTCTTGGAGAGCATTGTCACCTGGTACGGATGATTTAAAAGGATCACAACATCATTCTTTGAGGGTAGATTGTCAAACAGCAGCTGACACTCAATATTATGATAATTATGGAAATCCTTTGGATCCTCAAATCTATTTACGTTGGTCTGATGACGGTGGGCATACTTGGTCGCAAGAAAAACCTGCAAGTATCGGAAAAGTAGGAGAATATTCTAAAAAAGTTATATTCCGTCGTCTTGGACAAACAAAAAAATTAAGAGATAGAATTTACGAATTGTCCGGTACGTTAAGCGCAGATATAGTTATCAACGGAGCATCTTTAGACAACGTGTCTTTATCGGATAGGAAATTTTGATTTTTCTAAAAAATGAAGTAGGGTAGATTATGCCAACCGTAAATTATGCTCCTTACCCGGTTTTAAGGTTTTACGATAACAATAATGTACCCTTGGTAGGAGGTAAAGTATATACTTATTTTGCTGGAGGTAATACTTTAGTTCAAACCTATCAAAACCCAACAGGTACGACTACTAATACAAATCCTATTATATTAGATTCTAGAGGTGAATGTTTAATTTATTTACAACCGGGAATTTCTTATAAGTTTACAGTACAAGATTCTTCCGGGTCCTTAATCAGAACCACGGATAATATATCCACGTTTGCTGCAATTACGGGTGCGGGGAATAATTTAATAAGTGCTGCTGATGTGTCAGCACAAAGAAGCATTCTGGGAATAAATGGGTCATCAAATAGGAATAGAATCATCAATGGTGATTTTTCAGTTTCTCAATTTGCAGTTAGTGGTGTAACTTCCGGCAACCCTGTATATTTTACTGATAATTGGTTTGCGACAAGCACAAATCCAGGTGCTGCTTCACAAGTTCAATTTCAAAAATTTCCAGTTTTTGGATTGAATGCGCTTACCGCGTCAGCAATGTCTGATATTTTATCGAGTGGTAATTATTTGAGGGTTGTAACTAATAATTACGGAACGGTTGTTAATGAAATAGGTGTAAAAATAGAAAACGTCGCATCGCTAAGCGGTAAAACTGTAACTTTTTCTTTTTACGGTATGGCCAGCGGTGGTGTTGTCAATGCAAATTGGGTCGCAACACAAAGTTTCGGAACCGGTGGTTCCCCGTCGTCTGATGTTTCAGTTTATGCCGGTGGTTCTTTTTCAATAGGAAACGCGTCTTTTTCAAGATACACCACAACTTTTACAATTCCATCAATTTACGGTAAAACGTTAGGTTCTAACAACAATGATTATTTTTATGTAGGTGTTTCATTCACTCCTGTATTTTTCTATAATTACTTTGCTGGTTTCCAATTAGAAGAAGGTTCAATTCCAACTAATTTTGAAGTGATACCTTATGCTCAGCAATTATTAAATTGTCAAAGGTATTATAATTATTATGGTGGTGACACCGGACCTTCACCTGTAGGTATTGCTTATTCAACCACTAATGTAACACACCCGATTGTGTTCCCTGTCAAAATGCGAGCAACACCGACATTTACGACAGGTCAATTTTCAGTTGGTGGTAGTAATATCGGTACTATGGTCGCTCGTGATATAACCAATGCCGGAGCTACGATTTATAATTCAGCAGGTAATTTTACAATTGGTACGTATGTACTAGCACAAGCCAATTTCGATGCGAGAATCTAAGTGACTAACACATCAGTAATTCCCGCTGCGCGTATTAATGTTTTAGATGATAGCGGTTTAATGACTCGTGAATGGTACCGTTTTTTTTCAGGGTTATCCTTACTTACGGGATCAGGAGTTAACGATATAAGTTTGTTGGATTTACAATTAGATCCACAATATAGGGATAACGCAAACACGTCTGTATTATCATTAGATCCTAAACCTATAAATGAAGAATTTTATTCTCTTTCTAAAACAATTAGTAATTTAAATAATTTTAATCAACGTAATTATTTAATTAACGGAAGTTTTGATATATGGCAAAGGGGAAACTCTTTTAGTTACACCGGAGCTTCCTACTCGGCGTATACAGCAGATCGTTGGATTTTTAGTTTTGCGTCAGCAGGATCAGGAAGTTTTACATTAACCCCGTATAACACCAGAGCTGATCCTTCTAGCGGGTACAGCTCGTCTTCTGTAACTGTTGCTTTATCATCTGCTACAAGTGTATCTTTTGAACAACGAATTGAAGATGCTGCTACATTAGAAGGAAAATATGTTTTTGCTTCTATTTATTTTGCGGGTAGTAATGTAACTTTTAATATTGAATTAACACAAAATTTTGGTACAGGTGGCTCTCCTTCTTCTTCTGTAACTCTTACAAGTTCCACTTTCACATCTCCAAACTCGGCATGGGCTCGTTATGGTGCTCAATTTCGTTTAGGTTTTTCTAATGGTAAAACGTTCGGTACGAATAATGATCACTATTTAAATTTTAAAATTAACATTCTTTCAGGTTTCAATGCAACAATTTGGCTAAGTGATTGTCAGTTAGAAGAGTGTTCATCTACCGCTACAGTTCCCTCTACGTTATCTAAACGTCATATAGGACAAGAGTTATCATTATGTCAGCGGTATTATTGTCAAGTAGGGGTAACTCCAACAACCGCTTCAATCTATTCATACACAGCGCTTCCTGTAACAATGCGTGCTTCTCCTACTCTAGCAGTCGTCGCTGGAAGTTTGAACGGGGCGACATATGCAGGATCTCCTTATAGTAGTCCTGCGGGGATGTGTGCTATAAGGCAACAAACCAACTCAGCAGGCGCTGTTGACGCACTTCTTTCTTGCAACGCGGAGTTATGAAAATGAGCGATTACCAACTTCTTGATGACCGTACCGTTCTTCGTATCGCAGATAATGCTTTCATACCGTTTGACGAACGCAATCGGGATTACCAAGCTTATCTGGAATGGGTTTCTCAAGGTAATCAACCGTTACCTTTGAAGTCCGATTGATTATGTGCTAGGGTGAACTATGGCAATCGTAGCTAAGACGATCATCCCTGCAAAGATCCTTGAAAACTCGCAAACCACTCAATACACGGCTACCAACGTCACAACCATCATCGACAAGTTCACAGCAACCAACTACACGTCGGGTGCTGTGACGGTATCCGTCAACCTTGTGACATCGGGTGACACAGCAGGTAACCAAAACCTAATTGCTAAGACCGTTTCTATCCCTGCATCGTCGACGTATAATTTCCCTGAGGTGGTGGGTCATATCATTCAACCTGGTGGGTTTATCTCCACAATCGCAAGTGCGGCAACCAGCGTTACGTTGAGGGCATCCGGTCGAGAGGTAAGTTAGTGGTTGATATCCAAAAAATTGAAAAATTAGAAGATGAACTTTTAACCCTTCCGAAACTGGAGCTTGCGGTATCTCATCATTTTACGGATGGTGTGTACGTTCGTTGTCTTTATTTCCCTGCCGGTACCATGGCCACCGGTAGGATCCATAAAACGGAACACATAGCAGTGTGCACAAAAGGTAAAGGTATCCTTGTTACACAAAACGGTCGTTTTGAGTTTGCAGCCGGAACTGTCATTACCGTACCTGCCGATACGAAAAAAGCTTTTTATGCCGAGGAGGATTCAATCATAATGAATATTTTCAAAAATGATGATAATATGGACAACATCGAAGCTATTGAGGAAAAGTTGACCCACCCCGTCGACTACCGTCACTCGCTATTGGAAAAGGATGAAGAATGGCTTTTGCAGTAGTTGCGTCAGTCGCTGCGGGTACGATGATTGCAGGCTCTGTTGCTCAATCTATCATTGGTGCGAATGCTGCCAGTAAGGCTGCTAAAGCACAACAACAAGGTGCCAACCTCGCGATCACCAATGAACAAAATGCATTTAAAGATTACCAAACACGCGCAGATGCTGCCCGTGATCAAAGTACTGCATTGTTTAATCAAGCCCGTGACCAAGGGCTCAACATCCAACAGAATGCCCTTAATAATTCACAAGCAGCTCTTCTCGATGCTCGTAACCAAGGTTTAGGAGTTCAACAAAACTCACTCAATGACACCCGTGGTACGTTAGGTGATGTTCTTAATCAGAACGTTAATGCCCAACAACAAGCTTACAATCAAACGCAAGCTGCACAACTTGAAGCTCGTAACCAAGGGTTAGGTTATAACCAACAAGCGTATAACACGAACCAGGCTGTTTTGGGTGACACTCGCGACCAAAATAACGCAACTCAGGCGGATGTTTACAACACCAACGCAGGTCTTCAACAACCGTTCTATCAATCGGGTGTGGATGCCAACAACAAAATGTCCACCTACCTCGGTCTTGGTGGCAATTCGTCTGACCCAGGATACGGTAAATACACTCAAGGGTTTACAAACGCTGATTTCCAACAAGATCCCGGATACGGTTTTCGTTTTCAAGAAGGTTTAAAAGCTCTTGAGCGCAGTGCTGCTGCAAAAGGTAATCTTTTAGGTGGATCCCAAGTAAAAGCAGCTCAACGCTATGGGCAAGATTACGCATCGAATGAGTACCAAAACGCATACAATCGGTTTAGCACCGATCGGGCATTTACATCCTCACAATTGAACGGATTGATCAATAACGGTCAAAACGCTGCAAACCAGATTGCAGGTTACGGTACGAATTATGCTAATGCGACGAATGCGAACAACCAAAATTACAGCACCGGGATGACCAACGCGACCAATAACTACGCAAACAACGCGTCGAGTTTGTACCAGAACTACGGTAATGCGATGACGAATGCCAGCACTAATCTGGCAGATAAAACCGGAAATGCGTATAACAATTACGGTACCGGGATGACCAATGCTAACCAAAATTATGCAAATAATGCAACTAATTTATACCAAAACTACGGAACAGGTGTTACAAACGCCAATGCAAATTATGCGAATAATACGAGCAACTTGTATCAAAATGCTGCGAATAACCAATCGAACATGCTTAACACTTACGCACAAAATTACGGATCCCAAAGGTCGAACAACTCGGCTAACATCTCGAATATGATTCTCGCAGGTGCTAAAGCCAGAGCATCCGGTTACATCGGTCAAGCGAATGCGTATAACGCCGGTATAAACAACATCAACCAAATGGCCTCACAAGCTCTTGGCTCGAGCATGGGTAAATTTTAACAGGAGCTAACCGATGCCCGTAGATGCGAACATCCTCTCGAGTGGCCTTCCGGAATTAAAATACAACGATCTTCCCGATGTCAGTGCTATTTCTCAACGTTATGCAGCTGCTGACCAAGCACGTGCAGACACAGCTCGCACCAACATTCTGGCAAAAGGTGATCAGTTAGCGTACGACAACACGGTTGGGGCTCAAAACGCTTTAGCTCAAAATCCGGATTTAAGGGGACAAGATCTCATAAGTGCCACAGCACCTTATGGAACCCAGGGTGCTAAATTGGCTGATTCTCAAATTGGTGCGGATCAAGCTAACACCAATTTAACAAGTGACAAATTAAAAACAGCTCAGCAATTACTTCCTAGCATCGTAGATCAAAGATCTTTAGACCAAGCAAATGACTTTTCTTTAAAAAACTTTGGTTCATCAAATCTTCCTAAAATTTACAATGAACAAACTAAACAGCAATTACAACAAATGTCTTTAGGTATTGACAAAATAATGTCGCACCTCGAAGAACAACAAAAAATTGGCATAAGTCAACAAACTGCCGATACGAATGAGGCTCACCTTATTAGAAGTGATCAAAATCAAGCAGATTTTCATACACTTTTGGCCCGTAATACAGGACAAAGAATTTACAATTCTTCTCCTGAAGGTAAGGCTTCAGCAATACCTTTAAATGATGATATTAAATCTGTAAGTATGTACTCTAAAGATCTTCCAAATCATAATAGTGCAATGCAGGGAATTGAACGTGTAAGTTCTGCTCTTGATAAAGAACCTGACAACGGTGGGCCAATAATTGGAGGTTTAGCTGAAGAGCGTGCTAATTTAATTAATTCAGCCGGTACAATTTTTGGTTTAAGCCCTGAACAATTAGATTCTCTTAAAAACACACAAGACCTTAATCACGTAATGAAACAAATGGTAGGTATGGCTGCAAGTAGTTCAGCTTTTAAAAGTTCTAGAGGTATACCGGTAGCAGAAGCTAATTTTGTTAAAGATGCTACAGCAGGTAATGTAACTTATACTAAACCAATGTTAAAACAATTATTAGGTACTTTTAAAAACATACAGCAATCAAGAGAAAATGACATGATTCTTCGTGCGCAAAACTTGGTTAAACAAATGGGTAGCAAATCTGGTTATGATGTAATGAAAGTTGCTAAAATGCAACCAAAAGCTATCTTATCAATTGACGGTACAACTGTTACATCTCCTGACGGTAGAAGCGTACAATTACCAACTTCCGAGCAAGCTAAACAATTTGTAGACCATTATAACAGTGGGCAATAACCATGGCAATCAAATATGACGACCCTATTGTTCTGGCATCCATTGACAATGCCGAACAACAATATGGTGTTCCGTCCGGTTTGTTGAAATCCGTGGTTGTTAATGGAGAAAGATCTAACTCTGACCAAGTGTCGTCAGCAGGTGCTAGGACACCTTTTCAAGTTATCCCTGCTACTCGTGACTCGGTTCTTAAAAAATATGGTGTTGATGCTTACAGTGAAGACCCTGAAGATCAAGCAAAAGTAGGAGCAATCCTTCTTAGAGAAGGGCTTGATCGTAACGGTAATGACCCTGTTGCGGCAGTAGCCGAATATCACGGAGGTTTGAACCTTCGTAATCATGGACCTTTGACTAAAGCTTACACCGATCGTGTGATCGGTGGATGGGAAGGAAATCAAGTGGCAGATGAACAACCAACCGATGATCGGTTCAGTGCTCTTGCTGCCCAATACGGTGCGAAACAAATTGGCGGGGATAACTCCCCCCAATCGCAAAACATTGATCAACCTCAACAAGAATCAACCGATGATCGGTTCAGTGCTCTTGCTGCCCAATACGGTGCGAAACCTGTTAGTGATATGTCTTCCCCTGTTACAAATCAACCGCAAACTCAACCACAGAAAGCACCTGAACAAAAACCTGAACCCACATTCGTAGATAACGCGATCACAACCGCTAAAAATATTCCATCCAGTGCCGGAAAATTCGTTGGTGATTCCCTTCAAAGTTTGTATCAAGTAGTCAGACACCCCGTCGATAATTTTAATAAGGCTGACAATTATTTATTTAACGGTCATTTTTTAGATAATCCTTTTACACATGCTGTAACAACTAAAGAAGAATTTGATAAACGTTACGGACCTACCCCGTTTGAAAAAGACGTTGGGAAGTTTGTTAATTATGTTTCCAATGATCCGGAAGAAGCAATTAACAATTTGGGAAGACACCTTCGTGACGATCCGGTAGGTACGGCTGCTGTTATCGCCCAGCTTGCTGCACCCCTAAAAGGTGTAACAATGGCAGGTAGAACAGGTGCTGCTTTACGTGCCATTGGTGAAGCCGCGGAAACAACCAACGCTCTTACCAATAATCTTGTTACCAAACCGTTTGAAATTGTCGGTAAAGGTGCTCTTGTGGGTGCTGACACGGCATTAAAAACCGCATTCGTAAGAGGTGAAAAAGCCCAAGGTAGAGCGTATATTAATAAAATTGGCGGTGCTGATGCTGCTCAAGAAATTACCAACGCTTTAAAAAATGAAGCTCAGTCCAATGTCCCGGGTTACCAAAGGACTGTCGAAGATATTCGTCCCGAGTTAGCACCCCTCCAACGTCAAACAATCCCGTCGCAGAAGAAACTTGAATTTGATCAAGCTAACGATGCAGCGTTAACTTCTAACGTTGACCGTGGTGTTGAATCTTCTGAGGCTTTAAAGCAAAAAAGAAACGCTGAAAAAGCACCGTTGTATGAAGAAGCAGCTAATAAAATTGTAGATGTTCCTAATAAGGATATTTATAATAATACAAACCAATTTCCTGACATTTACAATCAATCACGTGAAGATATTAACAGAGGGCGTCAATATCAAGGAAAAGGTCAAGACCTAATACCGGACACATTTAAAGGAACTGCTGAATCGGACGCTTTGTTAGCCAAACAATCCGATGATTTGGCTGTTGCCCAAGCTCGTCTTGATAAAGCAAACCAAAAGTTAAATTCAGGATTAACACCTGAGCAACGTGCTGTAGTCGAAGCGGATATCAATCTTAACAAAAACGTTGTTGATAAGCTTCAAGCCAGTATCGACAAACGTAAACAAGTTTTAAATAACACACCTGTTGGTGATTTAAACCCTGATGCGATTAAGGGACAACTTACAGCAGCGCAAATTGAACAACAACAAAAACAAGCCACCCTTGCCTCCCAATCGAATAAAAATGAACTTACTAACAACAAACTTGCTACATCCGTTGATGTAAATCAAGCAAGAACCGATTTAATGAACGATAGGCTTCAAAAATCAAAAGGTAAAAACCCCCTAGTTGATAATTATCTTCAAGCTAAAATTGCCGACACTGCCGCAGACTCGGCAGCCAAAACAGGCACCCTGTCGGATAACAAGCTTGCTGCAACATCAGGAATTAATGATACCAATCAAAAAGTAAACCAATTAAGCACTGCTGATAAAGCTGCTAAAATACAAGGGTACCAAGAAAAAAGTGCTGTTTTAGGTTCAAACAAAGATAGATTATCGGGTCGTATCACCTCCGATTCCGATCGTTTGGCACTTATGAAAGCTCAAATTGCAGAAAAAGAATCACGTTTGTCGGGTCTATCAGGTGCAGATAAAACTGCTGCTCAAGCTGAGGTAGCAACAAATCAAAAAGTAGTAGATGATTTACAAAACAAAATAAATGAAACGCATAACTTACCTTCGTTGGATGATGTCACTCAAATGAAAGGTAATGAGATAAATCAGCATATTAAGAAAATTGATAATATGTTAAATGAAAAGAAAGATGGTAAACTTGTAATTAATCCTGAATCTGAAGAATTTAAAGCGTTAAGTACACATCTTAAACAATTAGAGAAATGGCGTGAGAAAGTCATGCCCACTTTCAAACAAGCTGATGAAATTTTTGCAAAATATTCCAATCAAATTGACCGTTCTGCTGTGATGGAAGCGTTTAAAGAAAAACTTGCTCCGTTACTCAAAGGAGATTCGGTTAACGCTTATGCGTTTGCCGACGCGATGAGAAATCCTGAGAAAATTATTGACGATGTGATCGCAAAAGGGTTTAACAACAAAAACGTAGACGGTACTAAACGTTTAGAGAAAATCATATCGCCCGAAGATAGACAACGGTTGAGTGATATTCTTGAGGAATTGAACAGACGAAACGAGGCTGAATATTACGTAGGTACTCAAAAAGAAATTCCTTTAAGTAAGATTCCCCACGGGAATGTGACAACTACAGCATATGCTCGTGCTGCTTTTGAAGCATTAAAGAAAGGAAAAGCTCAAATTGAAAATATATATAATAGCAAATATTTAAAACAAGCAGGTCAAGATTTTCAAAATCCTACAAATTTTGCTGCTCAGATTGATAAAGCACTTCCACGTTATCAACAAGTTCAGAAAGTTACTAATTTTTTAGGAGGTACGGGTAAAACAGCATCTTATGGAGCAAGAACAGGAAATGCGTTAATTCGCAACATTTCCCCAACAGACGACAATGCTGTAAGAAATGTCCGTCGTATGATACCAGGAAAATAAATAACTTAAGATTGTGATATGTTCTGTTTGAAGGTATCTTACAAGGTGACGATCAAATGCCAACGGAGGTTTTCGAGATTAAGTATATCATCGGGATGCCCTCCGATGCTGTCCTGTACGGCTTGTTTGGGGCTTTAATTATGGTGACACGTTCACCAAAGACTTCTCGTGCTGAAGCCTTTGGTAAAATCCTGTCGAGTGTTGTCATCGCAGGGGTTGGTGCTGACCTACTCCTTGATGTCTTGCTCTATGATGTAGGGTTGTTTACCCATACATCGGCAGGAACAATCCGAAAAGCGTCAGCTTTGTTTCTAGGCGCATGTTGGCCTACACTGACCGGAATCGGGTTGGACAAAATCAAGAACTGGAGAAAACAGTGATATCACTTAATGAAATTGTCGGGGTTGGCGCATTTGTACATAGCGTGTGCGTATGCAATAACCTCACACCAAAAACAAACCCTGCGGTCTCAGTTTCTTATTCTTTAACCGCAACCGCAGCGTTTGCTATTTTCTTTAAGTTGTATTACATTAGTGCTTTGTTATGGGGACTGTCTCAAATCATCATAGGTTTTGTCGATTTGGCAAAGGAGACTACAAGTGCAAACGTCAATAAACGGAATTGATTTAATCAAAGAATTTGAAGGCTTTTCGTCAAAACCTTACATTTGTCCTGCCGGGGTTCCTACGATCGGGTACGGAAGTACGTATTACGAAGATAATGATCCTGTTACGATGAACGATGATCCTATTACAGAATACGAAGCTTTAAGACTTTTAAAAATAACGCTTTTTAAATATGAAAAAGGTGTAAGCAATTGTGTATCCGTACCTTTAAGTCAAAATCGTTTTGATGCACTGGTCTCTTTTGTTTATAACCTTGGCGTCGGTAAACTACGCGGTAGCACTTTGTTGACTAAATTAAACAAAGGTGACATAAAAGGTGCAGCCGATGAGTTCGATAAATGGGTTCACGGTGGTGGTGAAGTGTTACCCGGACTTGTTAAACGCCGGGCTGCTGAGAAAGCTTTGTTTTTATCTTAGGGGTGCCTATGACTGACGAGTTGGACTTTAACGAGGCTAAAGATCAAGTGATTCCGGATGCTGCTCTTGAAAATGATTCCGCTACCGATACACTGTTTGATCGGGCTGTAGAAGCCATTGAAGACATCATTGCAGAAATCAAAGAAGAACTTACAGGAGAAGATGATGAAGAAGCCGAAGCCGATGACCAAAGCGATGCCGATGACAATGTCGAAACCGATGACAATGTCGAAACCGATGCCCAAACCGACGAAAAAACCGAAGCCTAAAGGCTGTTGATGCTAGGACTCGATGACATCATCGGTGGTGTGGTTCAGGTGGTGAACAAGTTCATCCCTGATCCACAAGCCCAGGCTCAGATGCAGCTTGAGCTCGCTAAACTCAAGCAAGCCGATGATTTCAAACAGATCGATGCTGCTCTCCAACTCGCACAACAGCAGACGGACATCAACAAGGAAGAGGCTCAAAGCTCTTCCTTGTTCGTATCAGGCTGGCGTCCTGCTTGTGCTTGGGTGTGTGTTTCAGCTTTCGGGTATCATTACGTTGCACAACCGGTAGCCGTATTTGTGTTAGCCGTGAACGGTACTCCCGTGCCTTTACCCGCATTCGATATGGGGACAATGACCACTGTTCTTATGGGAATGCTTGGATTAGGTGGTATGCGCTCATTTGACAAGCTTAAAGGGACATCTAAATAATCATCCATACTTCATTTTCCTGTATTCACCGATTGCTTTTCTTAACGAGTTTTCATCATCTGCTTTATCGTTTAAAGCCAGCATTTGCGCTTGGTCAAACGTGTCTTTAGTAAGGATACGATGGCAGACAATGGCTTTCTTTTGCCCTTGTCGTCGTATCCGTGCATTGAACTGACTGTACAGATCCAACGACCATGTCAATCCGAACCATACCAACGTAGATCCTGTATCCTGTAATCCGTCAACACCGTGTCCCATGGAATTATGTGAGATAAACACTTCACCATTTTTGTTGCGTATTAAGAATCTATGTCGTGGGCCGCAGTTGACCAAATCGTAGACATGCGCTTTTGTCTCCTTTTGATGTTCTTCGGTTCTTGACTTTTCCCATAGGAAGTTTCTTTGCAATCTTTCACTGCTTCGTCCCCGGACATTCCCAGATTCAATCTCCTCGTAAGCATAACTTTGGAAAACCCTGATCTTCGCACCAGTTCCGCTAAATGAATTTTCTCCCCTTTGTATTCTAAATACCGATTGTTTCGTTTGTTTTTTTGCTGTTCCATGTTGGTAGCCCATCGGCAATTGATACGAGAGTATGGTAAGTTGTTGTCGATCCGTTCTATCGTCAATCCATCGGCGTAATCGGTTGACATATCTTTGTAAAACTTGTCGAAAGATTTCCAATCCTCGATCATAGTTATCCCACGCCCCGCGTAATTTTTGTCCGTAATGTCGGACGCTCGGTTTTTGATACCTTGCCAAATTCTCCATATCCGCGATCCTGTAAGTCGATGAAACGTTTCCTTGATACAATGAGTGCAATGTTCCTGTTTCTGACGATTGGATTTCAGGGCGTTTTGGCGTATCAATTCTTGAGTTTTTCCGCAATTCAAACATTCCGCTTCTACAATCGGGTGTCGCTTCCCACTCGTATAAACCCTTTCGTTTACTTTCTTCAGTATCTTGAACATTTTTAGCTTCTTCCCATTGACCGTTGATTAAAAGTTTATGGTTTGGTGTCATGGTTATTCCGAATAGGTTTATGGTATTTTTATACCCTGAATACGAACACCCATCGTGAACCACATATTCAACACCATCGAAAACTTTTTCAGTTCGTAAAACTTCCGTAATTTTAACCCAACCTCTAAACTCTGTTAGAACTTCTGTGTCGGCACCAAGGCAAGCGGGATGGCCGATCATCAACCTACAATCACCCGATTTCCAATAATCCAAGGCATTCTTGAGCTGGGTATCAGACTTACATGTCGTTAGGTTTACCGGCTTGATGGTTTTAAACCGTTCCATGATCCTGATCGCATCACTTTTGTACGAATAAGAGCATAGAACAGGGCTACCTTGTGCCGACTCAATGATCTCTTCTAACGCTTCCAGCTTTAAGTCGTGAATCTCATGAAACTCAGGTTTACTCGGTTCCAGGTACACTGCACCGTTGGAAAATTGTAAGCATTTGTTTGTCAGGGATGCTTTGTTGAACAACTCGATGTTGGTTTCCGCATCCAATCGAAGGAAAAAATCCTTTTCCATGGAATCATAATCCGCTCTTAACTCCGGTGTTAATTCTACCACCACATCGTTGACCACCATGTCAGGCAGTTTGTTGTATTCCTCAGCAGACATTTCCAACGTGATGTCTGAGATTTTCTTTTTTATTTCCTCTAAAGAAAACGATCGAGGTATCGTTTTGTATCCCTCTTTCGAAAAATACTCGTCGATAAAGTGCGTCTTATAAACCCCCAATCGTTCCCCCTTATCGACAACAAGGTATTGACCGTGTAAGTCGATATACCCGTTCGATGCGGGTGTTCCGGTTAACCCGGTGATCCAATCCATTTTACCGACGATAGGAAGAACAGCTTTACCTCGCTTACTCGTGCTGTTCTTCATTTTCGTCACTTCATCCCAAACAATCCCGTTAAACGGAATCTGTTTGTCTCGGTCGATCAGCTTTTTTTTGATGACATCACTCAACCATTTAAGGTTTTCGTTGTTGATTAGGTACACGTCGGCTTTACGGTTAAGCGCCCTAAAGCGTTGATCCGGTGTGCCGGATATCAACGAAAACTTTAAACCGCTTGTGTGCGTCCATTTGAGGGCTTCCTGACGCCATACCGTCTTAAGAGGGCGTAACGGTGCCACAATCAAAACGGACTTCAGGAAACCTTGTTTAATGAGGTGTGTGATGGTGGTTAGGGTGACGATCGTTTTACCCAAACCCATGTCGAGCCACAGCATCGTATAACGGTTGACCGATTGATGAGTGACTGCACGTTTTTGATAATCGTGAAGGTCACTTGGCTTTCGCACCGTTCATTCCCTTCATGAATTTCTCAACCAATTCAACACTGTCGGCTACGTCAGCCTTAAAACCCAATTCCGTCAATCGTCCCAATTCTCTGGCTTGCCCGGTGGTGAGCACACCACCGGGCTTTTTGTACTCAATGAACCGTACATATTGAGACACGATCGCGCGGTGCTCAGGAAGGATGTATCCCAATACCAGTCGATCAGGGACTGAACGTCTGTTAGGTGACGTGAACTTGTAATGCTCAAGCCCACGTTCTTTGGCAAACTTAGAGCCTTTTGCTTCTATGTCTTTTTCAAGCACGTTATTTCCCAACTTTACTTTCTGTTTCAACCCATTTTTGCGCGTAATGTAGTGCTTTCTGCGCATTCTCTAGCGGTGTATCCTTGCAATCAGCACGCATAACGTATTTCAAAACGTTCCCTCGGTAGTAGGCACGTTGGTCATACACAGACCATTGTGCGATAATGTCCCAAGGTTGTACGGTCATTTTGACATAATGATCACCACCAAATTGGTGCTTGTTTGTTTCAAGATCCCCCATTTTTATTTTTCTCCATGTCATCAAGATCTAACTCACTGTACGTTTCGTACTGCCCTTTGCTGACAGTTTCGTATTCTATGAACCCATCGAAGTGTACCAACACCTCGACGATGGTGATTTCTTTTTCTCCGTCATCAAGCTTTTGCCCAATATCGTATTTCACTACTCGTTTCATTTTGGTCTGAGACATAACTTATCCAACCCTTGTAAATAATATAAAGACCCTTTAAACCAAACCAGCACTTCCACAAGTTTAAGTTCACCCCAGACATTTTGGTCATCATCTGTGATGTGATATTCTTTTACTTTAGCTTCAGGCATAACTTCTCTACCTCCTCCACATAATAATCATAGTCGATGGGGTATTTCCCGAAGTCTTTGATGTCGTTGCAGACATGCACCTTCCACCCTTTTTCAACGGCATTGACTCGTTCCTCTGTTTTATCTTTTAACGGGGGCATGTGCTTCCACAGATATTGCCCCCCGTCGGCAACGTAGTACCGTGATACCCGTTGAATAAACTCACGGTTCTGTGTCCTTTCATCGTCTGCTAATGACAACCGATGCCCTCGGTTAGCTTTTATCAGAATAAGGAAGTCGTAAGGATTTTCCCAAGATTCGATGGTTTTACGAATAGGTGCTCCTTTGGTCAAAGCCAACTCAGCAACTTGCGGGACCACCAGTGCACTGTGATCTTTGTGCCATTCTATCTCGTGTGCGTATGCTCCTTTCTTTTTCAGTTTCCCCGATGTGGATAACGCCATGTAAGTGTTCACATCGCGGACCCACATCGTTTGGTAATCGGTTCTTTCCATCACAAGACGTAATTGTTGCTGCCAGTTATCAACGATCTTGTTAAACCGATCCTCGTCAACCTTAGCCACAGACACCGTGATACCGTCGGTGTTCATTTGAATGACCTGCAAACTTTCAATTTTAAGTAGCAAATCAATCAACTTGCACAAGAAAAGCTGACCGTTAAGCGTCACTCGCATGGTAAACAAAGGATCGAAAAACGGGCTGCGTGGGTTGTTGCTATCGCCATACACCGCATTCAATGCTAGTTTGTAACCACCATTGTCGACGGTTCCTTTTGCATGTCCTTTTCTTATCTCGAACAGGTTTTCGTACACATCGCAAAATAGATGCGTTAAATGTTCAGGATAAAACCTGTTAGCGATTGCAACGTTGGGGTAGTACGACGCAACGTCTAGGTCGATGATCAACGTCTCATCGTCTGCCCTTACGATTGCATTGTTGATCGAGGCATGAATACCACCAAGCCCGAAAACTACTTTCGCACCTCGAACCTCGGTAGATAACTTTTTAAACACGCTTTTTGTTTCAGTGATCGTCTGATCCAACAACCACAATCGGATCTTTTCTAACCCTTCATGTTTAAATTTGATCCAAGGTGCGATGCAATTTTTTAAGTCGATGAACGGTCGAGGTGTTTGTCTTGGTTTTCTGTTTTCGTCGTAACACTGAATACCGGCTTCGGTAAGAGCGGTTATGAAAAACCTTTTACCGATCGCTGTATCGCTGTGGTTGGTGTAGTTAAACCCTGATTTTTCTGAAAGCTTCTCTCGAAACTCGATCATCGGTAACGTGTGATGATAAAAGAGCTTCGTCGCATAAACGTCATGCGCGTTATACTTCTTAAGCTCATCAATCTGATCATCGGTTAAAGGTACACCGACATCAAACGGAAGATCCTCTAACGTATCCATACGCATGGCAAATTGAAGAGCTTTGAGGCTTGTCTTACGAGATTTATTGTCGAAGTGGTGGATCTTAAACAGATCAAGTTGTGGGTGTATGTGTTTCCACGAAGGGATTAAGTGTGTGAAGTCATACCCACCACCCGACTGTGAATCAATGATCGCCTGAGCTTTGTCATATAACGTCTTAGCGTTAGAAAACCCCATCGTCAAAAGCATATGAAGCACAGGGTAATCGAAGCCGAGGTTATTAAACCCGATCATTTGGTCAACGTTTTGGTTCAAAAAAGCTATGATTTTCTTGGAGTCGTTGACCCGATCACTGATTTCAAACGACGCTGTTTCTTGAGTGTCTGCTCTTTCCAGTGCGATTGTAAAAACGTTCGGATATGTCTCTATGTCGTAGATCCATTTTTTCATATATTTCCCATGTGTCAGAGTGCGCCCGCTTTCACGGGCGCTGCCTTACTTAATCCTCGTCATCAACAAACGACGGTGCGGATCCGAAGGGTTTAGTGTCAGATGCCGGTGCTTTGCTAAACAGGGATTTGACGTCGGGTTCATCACCTTGACCGGCTAAACGCTCACCATCCGATTTGAATTGGATAGCCAACAGTTCACACCGAACGCCTGCGTTTGCACCGTCTTGCAGCCAAATTTTGGAGCATACGGTCACATTGCAACCACGGTAGAACTTACGACCCTCAGCTTGCCATTTCACCGTATCCGACGGTTTAATTTCATTACCGTCCGTATCAAAAATCAACGGAGGTTTACCCTCAGGGCGCAGTGAAGTGAACAGCGTTTGCCCTTCAAAACCTGCTGCAACATTACCTTCCGAATCGAAGAACGTATCTCCGTCAGCCCAGCAACGACGACCGGGGGTCGAATCAAATTGGGTAAAGTGCGCTTTAGCAGTTTTACCGAAGTACCCTGCAACTTGCTCTTTGATAGTACCCATCAGCAGCTTTTCGTCGTCGGACCCTTTGGGCAACAAGATTGCTGCACGATAGCTTTTACGATCAGGGTTTTGTTTAGAACCTTTTGGGGTCAGAATGCTCATAAAAGCAAGACGACCGGTCAGCAAAAGGGGTTTTGAGTTTTTGTATTCGAGATTTGACATTTTCTTATTCCTTGCTGTTTGCTTGTTTAAAGAGATTGGTAAGTTGCACAGATCCTGTAAAGTCTACTGCTTTTCGTCGATCGTTAGCAATTGTCGCTGTCGGGCGGCCGGGTACTTTCTTAACGTATTCTCGGTAAATTAGCTCAACTTGCTCCGCCGTCAGCCCCTCAGGATTACCGTCTTTGTCTACCCACGTCAAGTTCTTAAGCTTGTTGGGTGACAGCACCTGTTCGTACCAGCACTCTTTCGGAACACCCAGTTTCTTAAACACTTTTAGAAGCTTGTCTTCCGGAATGTTCCAATCGTAACTGACACGACCCTCTACAACCTTGGTTCCTTCTACCGTTTGTCCGCGTTCTGCACGCATGATCACTTCGGCTTTGACGTTCTTCAAAAACCGTTCGATCACAGGTGCCAATTTAACGATCTTTGCGATTTGCTCGTCTGAAAGTGTATGTGCTTCTTTGTCAAACATTAATGTCCACTCCTACCATTCCCATGATCCTTTCAGCGTTTGCTTTGCAAGCACCCGATGCAAGGCAGTACTTGCACCAATCACCTGCTTTCGTAAACGGTCGTGTTTCACAAATGTCTGCTTCTTCTTTGATCTTTTCAGCTACTTTTTGAATGTACGCGTAGATTCTCCATTCGTCCCATTGGATACCTTGGGCGACACGGGGTTGAATAATACCAATTCGGTATTTGGTAGCATAAGTGCTCAACCCAATATCACTATCAAAAGCGGCAGCATAATACTCAAGTTGTTTATTATCTTTAACTTCAACTGGAGCGTTACCATCTTTATAATCAATAACAAAAACCTCAGTATACCTCAATTCCGGACAATGAGTATTTAATTCACCTAC